CCCAACAAAACCAGCGCCACCAGCCGCGCCCCACTCAGGGGCAGTTGCTCCTGAATTGACCTTGAGAACCTGACCTGCTGTTCCAATGCCTAGTCTTGCCACAGTATCAGCAGCAGTTCCATAGATTAAATCCCCTGCTGTGGTTATCACATCTGCAACAGGATCAACTGCCCATTTTAAGCCTTGAGGTGACACCGAACTATCCGCTACAAACTTCGGCACAATCTCAGAGGATTGTGCTTGACACCATAGGGTAGCCTTCGGGTATGGAACTTATAGAGATGGAAGCCATCAAGGAAAAACTCCTTGCTCGGTATCAAATGCAGGGCTTTTCAGAAGCTCTGTTTCGCAATGACTACAACCTCCTTCTAAGAATGGGGGTTCATCCTCAAATCGCAACTGTTGAGGACATAATGGCAGCCGTGATGGTGCCAAAGGCCGTTTCAACAAAAGGCACCTACGCAGCTCGCTTTCGATCCTTATTTAAGACCCTGAACAAGATGGGTGTCATTTCTAACAACTGTTATCTTGACCTTCCACCTGTTCGCAAATCTCGCGGGCTACCGCACCCACTAACGCCAAATGAAGCAAGGCTTGTGATGAGCGAAGCCAAGCAACCAATGCGCGATTGGTTCATCATCGGATGCTCGGCAGGACTTAGGGCGATGGAAGTTGCCAACCTCAAAGGCATTGATTTAGAGCAAAGAGATGATGGCTACATTCTAAGAATTGCAGGCAAAGGCGGAACTGACTTGTCGGTTCCTGTGGCCCAAAAGGTGGCAGAGGTAATTCTTTCCTATAAGACCCAAGGTCGTCTGTGGAATGTGACAAGCAATTGCCTTTCCAAGATGACGAGCGCAGAGATGAAGCGCCTAAACATTGAGGTCAAAACCTTCCACGCTTGTCGCCATTACTTTGCAACCAATATGCTTGAGAAATCAGGCGGTGACCTTTTGGCAGTGCGCGACTTAATGCGCCACTCGTCAGTTGCCACGACTCAGGTTTACACTCAGCTCGCTTCGGGGAGAACTAGGTCACTCGTCAACCTCTTATGATTTATGAATGTGAAGACATCACTCGCACCATTGATGACCAAATAGACGATTTTGAAAACATTGGGGTCTTACTGAAGGAGAAAAATGGCTTCAAGCAAGCAACTCACTGTCAATTCAACTGCTCAAATTCTAGTTGAGAGCTATGGCGAAAATCGTCTTGTCAGATTGCACAACGCAGGTACACATCCTTGCTTTCTCGGTGGAAGTGATGTCAGTTCTACCAATGGATTCAATTTTGACAAAGACACCACAGTTGATTTGAGTGTTCCGCCTAAAAGTGTAATCTATGCGGCGACAGCATCACCACACACGACCACAGTTTCCGTTCTTTACTTGGTGCCATAAGATGAATCCAAACGATTGGGCAGGCTTTTTCGTTGCTCTCATCTCTATCTTCGGATCAATAGCCTTTGGCATCAAATGGCTTGTCAAGCATTACCTCAATGAACTAAAGCCCAACAGTGGCTCAAGCCTAAAAGACTCGGTTGACAGATTGGAACGCCAAGTTGAAGAGATATATCGCATCCTTCTTTCTAGCCGTAAGTCTTAGCGGTTGTGGTTACGATGGATGGGTCAGATACCCGTGCCAAGATTTCAAAAACTGGCAAAACCCTGAATGCAACCCGCCACAATGCGAAGCAACAGGAACCTGCACAAAAGACCTCATCCCCGAAGATGTCACGCCATAAAAGACTAACTCCTGAAGAGTTACACGCTCGCCTCATTGTCACCATTGGAGTCATCTTGGCTCTAGTCTTTGCAATGAGTGTTTTTGCCTTATTGTGGGCGCTGGTCTTTGTGACACAACCTATGAAGCAAGCGCCAAATGATGCTGCCTTCATAGATTTAGTTTCAACGCTTACTGTTTTTCTGACAGGATCATTGGCAGGAGTGTTGGCAGGCAATGGGCTAAAATCCAAGCAACAACCAAAGATTGAATCGGGAGAATAAATGTGCCAAGCAGATAAATTTATCGCCACCGCCGTTGGAGAAATTGGCTACATTGAAGGCCCTGCCGACAATGAAACAAAGTATCAAAAGGCGAATCAGCCTTGGTGCGGTGCCTTCGTCAATTGGTGTGCCAAGCAAGTTGGCTTAAAGATTCCTGATTGCACCTACACACCGGCAGGGGCAAAGGCGTTTGCCGATGCGAAGCGTTGGCAATTAGTTGCCGATGCCACGCCACTTCCTGGCGACCTAGCCTTCTTTGACTTTCCTGCCGATGGCATTGACCGCATCTCCCACATCGGTATCGTTGAAGAGGTCAAAGCCAATGGCACTGTCATCGTCATCGAAGGCAACACTTCACCTGATGTCAAAGGCGATCAACGCAATGGTGGTCAGGTATGTCGTAAGATTCGCGCTTACAAAGTTAAAAATCGGGGGAAAGTCCTTCCATCTCTGCCGGTGTTCATAGTGGGCTTCGGCAGACCTAAGTTCAAGGAGTGCAAATGCTCGAAAAAGACAAACTCATCGCAGTTGGTAGCACCTACGCAAGAGCAGGAGCAGCCTCAGTCGCAGCTCTCTATCTCGCCGACCCGTCACGCCCTTTGAAAGATTATGTTGCCTGCTTCGTTGCAGCATTCCTTGGCCCGATATTAAAGGCCATAGACCCAAAGGCAACAGAGTTTGGGCGCGGTAGTAAGTAAGAAAATGAAATCGGGGAAGATTTTGGATGAGGCTAAACGCCTCACCGCAACGGATCGCCAAGATATTTATGGCGACCCATACATCAATCACAAGCGCATCGCCGACCTGTGGAGTGTTTATCTTGAAAAAGAGATAAGTGCTTCACAGGTCGCTTTGTGTTTATGTCTTGTCAAAATTGCTCGTTTGATTCAGACACCTGACCACGAAGATAGCATCATCGACTTGGCGGCTTACACCGCTATTTATGGGGAAATCAATGATAGTGAAAAATAATCTAGTGCTTGTGCCAACAAGAGGCAGGCCAAAGAATGCAGTTGAAGTTCTGCAAGCACACAGGCAGTTCTCTTGTCGCTCTGACCTGCTCTTCGTTGTGGACAAAGATGATGAGGAACTAATAAATTATCGCACCGCAGTCGGTGTCGAATACATCTTGGAGATTGAAAACACCACAAGGGGAATGGCCTATCCTGTCAATATCGCTGCCAAGAAGTATGCCAATGAATACGAGTTTTTTACCTTCATTGGCGATGATCATAGATTCAGAACACCTGATTGGGATATTGCATTGAGTAAAGCCATAGGCACCGCCCCTGGCTTGGCTTATGGCAATGACCTTTTGCAAGGCGAGAACTTGCCAACTGCCGTGATGATGTCAAAAGCCATCGTCATCGCCCTCGGCGGGATGGTGCCACCGAAACTTCGCCACTTATACCTAGACAACTTTTGGAAGAAGTTAGGTGAAGACCTTGGCAACCTTGTTTATCTGCCTCAAGTCATCATCGAGCATTGCCATCCACTAGCAGGCAAAGCCGAGTGGGATGAGGGCTATCGCACTGTCAATGCTCGTGAGGTTTATTCATTGGATGCCTTGGCCTATGACTTCTACATCAAGAGCGAGGACTATCAAGTCCTCCTGCGAGATTTATTGAAATGAAAGCAATTGCCTTTTCCTTATATGGCAATGATCCGCGCTACAACATCGGAGCTATTAAGAATGCAATCCTTGGCTCGCGCTATTTCCCTTTTGAGGATGGCTTCCGCTTAGTCTTCTATTGTGGACAGAGCGTTGATGAATGGGTCATTAGCACTTTGAATCTTGTCAAAGGCGTGAAGATTGTGAGAATGAGTGAAGTAGAAGACAACACTGCAAGGTTATGGCGTTATCTCGCCTTCTCTGACACGCAATTTGAGGTCGTCATCTGCCGTGATGCTGATGCTCGTCTTTCATTCCGCGACAGAATAGCGCACGAAGAGTGGAGGCAATCAGGTCTTGATTATCACATCATCAAAGACCACAAGATAGGTCACAACTATCTTATCAGCGCAGGGATGTTTGCCGGCAAAACCGACAAGTTGCGCGATATGGCGCAACTAATTGCTTTCAATGAAATAGAGGATTACTACACAACCGACCAAGATTTTCTCGCATCTGAAATCTATCCGAGAGTTAAGAACTCAGTTCTCATTCACGATCCGTTCTTTGCAACACCTATTGAGGGCGATTCAATAAGAACCACGATTGGCTTTAATGCGCCGACTCCAACTTCACACATCGGAGCAGCTCTTGATGCCAATGACCGATTCATCTTTGACATTGACCGCAAGGCACAACTAGATTTCTGTGATTCGCAGTTTTACAAATACGAGAGCGACAGGTGGGGGAAATGAAAATTCTGATTACAGGCGATGCAGGCTTTGTTGGCACTAATTTCAAGAAACACTTAGATTCAAAACTCAATAACATCACAGGCATTGACATAAAGAACGGGCGCGATGTCAGGGATTTCTTTGCCAAAGATGACACAAAGTTTGATGTTGTGATTCACTTGGCAGCTATTGTTGGCGGGCGGGCAACCATTGAGGGCAACCCCTTGAGCGTTGCTGCTGATTTAGCTATTGATGCAGACCTCTTCCAATGGGCTTTGCGAACGCGCCCTGGACACATTGTCTATTTCTCATCAAGTGCTGCTTATCCCATTTATCTGCAAAAACTAGAATATAAGCAGACTCTCAAAGAGTTTGACATCAACCTTGAGCATATCCGCACCCCTGACTTGACCTATGGTTGGGCGAAGTTATCAGGCGAGATGCTCGCTTCTTATGCTCGCGCTCAAGGCTTGAAGGTGTCAATTCTGCGCCCATTTAGCGGATACGGAAGCGATCAGAGCCTTGACTATCCGTTCCCATCTTTTATCAAGCGAGGCAAAGAGAAGGCAACTCCTTTTGATGTTTGGGGTCGTGGAACGCAGGTGCGCGACTTCATTCACATTGACGATGTTGTCAAAGCAACCTTTGAGGCAATCACAAATGATGTCAAGGTTGCCAATTTGTGTTCAGGTCGCCCAACCTCATTCATTCAACTCGCAGAAA